AACGCACAATGTGATATATTCCAATTGAAAGCGTTGGAACTTTTGAATTAACCACAATGGTACGTACACCCAATGAAGGCTGCGGTGTGAACCGCATTCGCTTCATCCGTCAGTTCCCCTTCAGTCGTAAGATACCTCACACGATACGCCTTTTCCGTACGATCGGTATCTTCCCATTGAAGACGACCATACGTGTCGAGAATGTTGGTACCATTTTCATCTTTCTTTATCTTTTGAACTGGAATATGGAGTGGATTAAAATCACAATCCATCGTTGATTTGGCTACGGTAGAGTTTCTGAGAATATCGTCATCTTGTCTCTGTGCGTATCCAGGAAGATGTGACGTCGTCATAAAGTCCCCAGAAGCCACATTTCCATTGGTATCTGCAACCCAGATGCCTCCTTCACCGAGAGAATTCACAATGACCCTATTGTCACCGATTTCTTTATCTTGTGTGATGATGCCAATTCCACTTTTTTGAGAACGAGTGTTCCCACCCATTTCAAAGTGATCCACAACACCAAAAACTGACCTGTCGTTGGCTACATTAGAGAGGGAGACTATAGGAAGTGCTTCTGATGACTTAATGGCATGACTACCTGTGGTCAAGGAACCGTTGAGACTGACGTACTTGTTCTTGTTGGCTGACACAACAAGTCCCTCATTCATGGGTCCCTCGGGAAAACAAATGTGTTGACCCGTGAAGGAGAGAACAGTACCACTCCTGGTTACGATGGGTTCGGAGATATTGAGTCTCGCAACATCTGCACGTGTGTGAATATATGCAGCTCCAGCATTCCTATTAACTGTTGTTGTCATATTGCGAGCCCCCACAATAACGTAGCTCCCGTTGACGGAGACAGAGTTGCCATAAGAGCTTTCAGCGGGGACATTCTTTAAAATCCTTGTGCCAGTGTCCCATGTGTTTGTGTTTGTGCCTATCATTCTAAAACTATAGGCATGACCGGATGACGTACCCACGATGGCGTAGTCCCCGTCGATGGAGACAAAAGATCCAAAACCGTATTCATAGCTTGAGTACGGCGATACAATCCTTGTAACATTGTCCCACGTGTTTGTGTCTGTCCTTTTATAAATATATGCAGCACCGACGTTTTCAAAGTCGATAGAGTTTTCACTTGGCGCCCCCACGATGGCGTAGTCCCCGGAGATGGAGACAGAATTTCCAAACTCGTCGTTACTGGTGGTTGGTTGTGACGGTCTTCCCGCGGGTTCAATGATTGTGCCTGTGTCCCATGTGTTTGAGCCTGTCCTATGATATATAATTGCACGGCCACGAAAGGCTGAATAATGCGCGATTCGTGCGATAGCGTAGTCCCCGGAGATGGAGACAGATCGACCAAAATAGCTAGAGCCGAAGGTGACGCTGGAGGGTTCAGGCAACGTATACACAGTGCCCCACGTGTTTGTGCCTGTCCTATGATAAATATATGCATAATCATAAGGATGACCCCTCCCCACGATGGCGTAGTCCCCAGAGATGGAGACAGAAATTCCAAAGTTGCTATTACTATTTGCGGGCGACTCTTTAATCTTATACCCAGAGTCCCACGTATTTGTGCCTGTCCTTCGATAAATAAATACAGCGCCGCTTTCAGTTGGGTTTGGTTCCATGTACGCTCCCACAATAGCGTAGTCCCCGTCGATGGAGACAGACCCACCAAATTTGATATAGTTACCGGTTTCGGTAGGATGTGTAAACTTTGCTTCTTGGCCCCACGTATTTCCATCTCCCCTTTTATAAATATATGCCTGCCCCCCACCGCCGCCACCTGGCGACCCCACGATGGCGTAGTCCCCGGAGATGGAGACATTGTCACCAAAGAGGGCGCCATTAAACCCATCCGATGCCTCGATCTTATACCCAGTTTCGTCCCATGAGGAAATCCCGAAGGTACTTAATTCACATACATTACTCAATCCATCCGTGATACGTACATTACCCGAAACCTCAAGGTTCGAGGACACAAAAGCATTGCCTTCAACGTGGAGGTTCGAGGACACGTAGGCGTTACCATCAACATGGAGGGTCGCATCTGGTTCTATGGTCCCTACACCAACCCTTGAGGTTTGAGTGTCCACAAATAGGTTGGCTTGACCAACTTCAAGGTTCGAGGACACGTAGGCGTTACCATCAACGTGGAGGGTCGCATCTGGTTCTGTGGTCCCTACACCAATCTTAGACGTTTGAGTGTCCACAAATAGGTTGGCTTGACCAACTTCAAGGTTCGAGGACACGTAGGCGTTACCATCAACATGGAGGGTCGCATCTGGTTCTGTAGTCCCTACACCAATCTTAGACGTTTGAGTGTCCACAAACAGGTTGGCTTGACCAACTTCAAGGTTCGAAGACACGTAGGCGTTACCCATAACATGAAGGTTCGCTTGAGTTAATGCTGTACCTACACCAATTGAGTCTATAAATGATCGGCCAACTTTACTAAAGTCCAAATTTCCATCAACTTCGAGAGTTCCTGAAGTTGGAAATATACGATCGACGCGTAAATTTCTTCCGGAACCGGTCATGTTTTATATTATAATACCATATAATTGTGGGAATGATGTAAATCACATAATTATTGGTAATAAAAGTTTATTTAAATTTATTTATACGACAGAAGCGGTGACAACCTTCTTCTTGGCTGGCGCCTTCTTTGTTGTAGTCTTCGCGGGAGCTTTAGTAGAAGAGCTCGCCTCCGAAGGTGTGCACTTGCATTTACACTCACCCGGTGGTCCGGGAGGTCCCACAGAACCCCTATGCCCGGCGGGGCCTGGTGGACCTGGTGGACCAGCGGGACCAACACCACCCCCGGTGCCACCTGTGCCTGTGTTATCAATCAGCTTGAGAATGAGATTGTAAAGACGTGTCTTATCGAGACGGGTGCGCTTGAGTTCATCTTCAACTTCTTTGCGTAGAGATTCCATTGTATTATATATAAAAGAAAGATTATCTTTATATCAAATGATCTTCATCGGTCCTGCACTTAACACCGGTATTGGAAACCAAGCGATAAAGTATGTGAAATTATTCGATCCAAATTCTAACTATTATGTTTTTGGGAGTAAGCTTCCTGAATGTGAACGCGGTTTAATTTATATGCTGCCAATTAGTGCTCACATTGAATATTTGAAGTATGTCAGAACTCGAGTGAAGAATCTTGTATGTATGACCATCTGTGAAACGGAAACTGTACATGAAGATTATGGTCTCATCATGAAAGAATTCAAAAAGGTTGCCGTACCAAGTGAATTCTGTAAGAGGGTTTTCTCTAGACAGTTTCCCGATAATGAGTTCTATATCATTCATGCACATATCCCACAACCAAAAGAAAAACCTTATACATTTTACCATATTGGCAATATCGCAGATCCTCGTAAGAAATTTAGAGATGTATTACAAGCATTTGTTCGTCTGAATGAACCAAACACACGACTCGTCGTGAAAGCCACTTGCAATCAACCAATTCAAATTCAATTTCCACGCGTCGAAGTAATTAACGATCTCCTATCAAACGAGGAAATGGATAATCTCCATAATCGATGTGACTGTTATGTGAGTTTTTCACACTCTGAGGGTATAGGTATGGGTGCGGTTGAAGCGGCACTTCGAGACAAACCAGTTATTATTACGAACTACGGTGGCGCACCTGAATATATCAAAACACCATATACAATTGATTGTGGACTTCAAGAGTTGGAGAAGGATGATTTCCTCTTCAAAAAAGGTATGGTTTGGGGTGAACCAAACTTTGACCAACTCTTGGAGTTCATGAGACATGCATATGATAACCGCGTCCGTGAAATGGATCACGAACACACTAAAAAGTTAGTGAGTCGAGAAAATGTTTTAAATGAGTTCTTCTTGAATGTAATTGGTAGCGAAAACGATAAGTCCGATGAGAATGGTACCACTCATCATTGAATCCCTCTGAGCGATGATGGTCATCACGAGGTCGTCGAGAACTTGAATACCGGATGGTTTTGTGGCAATGCGAGGTACGAGGGTGCTGATAGTGATGTAAAGTGCCATCGCTATTATTACAGGTCTAAGACTCTCCTGGTCTAACATCGTCTTTCTATTAGTCACTGATTTTAATTTTACTCACATCGACCTTGGTTCCCAATTGAGCATTTTTTACACTATGCTTCTTGCAATAGTCTCCACACACAGCCTTGAATGCACATGGTTTACCACTCATCGTCGTCGCACAGCAAATCTTTTTGGTTGACCTCTGCTCATTCACCACTTCTGGTGGTTTATCAATCGCAACCGTTTTTCGTTCTTCCTTCTTTTTGTCATGTTCCTGATACTTTTTCTTCATGATCCAAGTTGCATTTGCGAGTTTGAAACACGCTTCATTTGGTTCGCTGACTCGGTACATTTTAGCCGCATCAGTGAGGCAACGCTGCCATATTTCATCACGGATGACTTCCATTTTGTTTCTTATTTTTTTGTAAAAACACAAACCCACTTAGGCATCTCCTGCAATTTCTGAAAGATATATATCAGAGTGGCCAGCAAAATCTGGAAATTGATCGACCGTTTTTTTCGTCGTCATATCTTGAACATTGAATATATGTTCCTTGAACTTCTTGACATCTATACCTGTCGCATTATGAATCTGTGTCTCATTCGCGATATCTTTGAGAGCGTGGATGTATGCTGCGGCATAATTTCCATGACGCACAGACATCACTGGGGAGGAGTCTTGTTGAGCCATGATAGCATATTTAGCTGACTGCTTAACCATTTTTTCTATGGATTGCTTCATACCCCTTGAGCGATTTTGCATCACCACGATGAGTATGAATATTGCGATGAACAAATAAAAGTACATCTTCTACAAGTATCTTTGAAAAAAAATCTAAATAAATTTAAGATAATGTTAAGATCTGAACCAAATGCTATATGCTGCATTTGGAAACCATGTATTAATAAGATTACCTTAACGAATGAAAGTAATTTCAAAGTGAAATATGAAGCGTACCCGTATAAAGGTGGTGCAGTCGGTAAGATAGACGCCGCAATCGGTGCAGGTGGTTTTGAAGGCAAAACAGCATTAGAAATTATTCAAGCTGAGAAACTCAAACCAGAAGTGGGTGTGATACCTAAAAATGATGTTCGACATGTAACAGTTAACAGGGGGCAAAAAATAGCAATACGGTATATGTACATAGATTTACATGATGATTATACAGAAGAAGTACGAAACTTCGGGGTTCTCGATTTAGTAAAGTTTGTACAACCACCACAAGAAGATATTGACGAAATATTAACTAAAAAGGAGGAGGCTAAGCGTAAAGTCGAAGAAGAAAGAAAAAGAAGGGAACGTGAAGAAAAGGAACGCAAAGAAAGGGAAGAGCGTGAAGAAAAGGAACGCAAAGAAAAAGAAGAGCGTGAAGAAAGAGAACGCAAAGAAAGGGAAGAGCGTGAAGAAAGAGAACGTAAGGCGATAGAACGCAAATGCTCAAGTGTAACACAACATATGTGTTCTCCAAGTGATACACCTAAAAAATTATGCATTCATTGCAATCACTGGTACTGCATTTATCACTATCATGTAAATAATAACCCCATAGGTAGAGGGGGTCATGTGTGCAATTAAAATTAAAATATTCATTTATTACAAATGAATAATTGTGATAGCCTTTTTCAACATATGTGTACCACAGAAGGTAAAACTAATAGATGCTTAAAATGTGGATATTTGTTTTGTGATTATCATTTTGAAATCAATAACAGTATGTTTTCATTAGGTGGTCACGTTTGTAAGTGAAACCTAAGTTATTGTAATAAGGTCTTTTTTCATGTCTCTCAACGTTTCTGATTATATTTCATTTGTATTTCTGATTGCGATTGGAGTTTTGATTACCATTATCAGTTGCTCTTCTTGAAATGGATACAAATCTCAGTAAAATTTTACAGCTTGTAGACGCTAATGTTTCAAATATTCCTGAAGGTGATTACTTACAAATTTGTAACGCACTTAAACAAGTTCATATGAATACCGAGTCTATTTCCGTGGAATGTATTGATGCATATCGTGATTGGTTAGAAAATGTAAAAGAGCTTCGTATTTATCATGAAGCTACAAAAGAAGAGGATGATTTTGATATAAAAAATGATATGTGTGATTCTGATGTGTCTATGTATGGTGCTTTGATTCCATCTATTTTTATGGAATTATTCCAGAAAAATATCCTATTAAATCCAAATATCAACAAAAATAAAAAAATGGAAAGTATTCATAAATTTAAAAGTAATTTTGGCCTTTCAAAGGGCTTCAAATTAGAAGATTTAAAACAATATCATGAAATATTACCAGATGTGCTTACGGGTGATGTAAAAACTGACCTGAAAATTCTTTCCAAGTTTAACAATGAAAAGCTTGATGAAGATACCACACTTTGTGAGAGTTCAACAAAAGAAGCGTGGGAACACCTACATACGTTCGGTAATCAAACCAAACAGTTATTTAAATTATTCGACGAAACAAATGAACACGAGAGTTATATAACGTGGTATGAAAACCTAAGTTAGAGTTTAAGATATGATAAAATCATCTGAAAATGGTTCCTAATATTACAGACAGGTTACGTGTGAAATTTGAATACGTCAACCCATTTCAAGTGCGGGTTACATTTCGCACTCTTGGGGAACTCGAGAGGTCGAATTTTGAACGAAGGTGTAAGGGTACGTGTATAGACCCCGACAACTTTGACGTATACATAGAGGAACGCCAGAGTGGTGTCAGTCGGGGAAAGACGGATCGATACTTTAAAATCAAGTCAGATCGATGTTTAGGAGACGTTGTATTTGAGGGTGAACGGTTTCACTACGCTCACACGTACAAGAAACTTCGTTCCTTTCTGGACGTATTGAAACTGTATCGGTCCACGGATCAACTTGTCGACGACTGTATGAACGATTTGCTCTGGGAATTCGAAGAATCAGTAGTTTCGAAAACCACGAAAACCTCGAAGGTTCCGAAGGTTGTGGAGTTCTCAAAATTTGGCAAATTAGAGGAGAAGATAGAGTATGAAGTGTCGAAATGCTCCCATCCACGATGGATCTTTTCTATTCATGATAAAGGAAGACACCAGCGTACGCTGTGCTGCCACCCTTCTAACCGGGATAAGAAAGCATACGGGGTTCACGGTGTCGCACACAGATCTGAATGTATGTGCCCTCTCCACCGCGACGAAACGTTCTGGAGAAGGCTGTCTTCTTATGCGTTAACAGACAGGACAATTAAAATTAAAGAAGATCACCTGTATGTAAAAGATATCGTCGGATTGCCGTCAATATACGATTATCACCGAAACCTGGAAGATGGATTCAGAAAGACATTCAGTGACTTGATAGACTCCTCGTATATCGACAAAGGTTATATCGAACTGGAAAGAGAAGGCTTTTTCGTGATCGACGAGATATATCCTCGCTGTGCAGGTAAAAGATTGAGAAACCCTGATGAAATCGCTAATTTCCTAGCAAAAGTCTTCCATCACAATAACACCCAACTGTTAATTCACGATAATAAGCATGCGAGGATACTTGGTATCGATACCAATCAACACAAAATGCTGATCAATGGATCGAAAGGGGGGATTGTGGAACGTGTGGCGAGGGAGAATTTCGACAAAATCGTACCGAGTAGCGAAGCGGTTTCTTACATGCTGGATTTGGTGAATACTTTTATAGAAAAAGAACCTAAGTTAGAGTTTAAGTTGTAATTATAAATAAGATGGAGAGCGTCCAAAAGCTCACCCACATCGAACACATTCTCAAGAGACCTGACTCCTATGTCGGCCCAGTTGAACAGGGTTCTGAACCCTATTGGATCCTCGATGGTTCTACCTTCACTAAGAAGAACCTGAAGTACTCCCCAGCGCTCTTGAAAATTTTTGATGAGATCCTAGTTAACGCTATCGATCGTAACTCCCTACACCCAAAGAATGTCTCTTCAATCTCTATCGCCATCGACAAGGATGTGGGCTCAGTGACTATTGAGAACAACGGTCCTCTCGGTGGAATTTCTGTAAAAATGCACGAAAAGGAAGGTCTTTGGAATCCCGAACTTGTATTTGGTCACCTTCTCACGAGTACCAACTATGATGACTCTCAAAAGAGGATTGTCGGTGGCCGTAACGGTTATGGTGCCAAGTTGGCGAATATTTATTCGAGTGACTTTTCGATCATTATCAAGGATCACGAAACAAAGCAAACGTACACACAAAAATGGTCGAAGAATATGACTGTTTGTGATCCACCAAAAATTAAAAAGCATTCGGGTAGCACGTCATCCGTCTCTATCACCTTCACACCCGAATGGAAACGCTTTGGAATGTCCAAAATGGACGATGCCATCTACAGTATCTTTCAAAAGCGAGTTTGGGATGCGAACATTTGTACCACCTCAAATTGCAAAGTGAAGTTCAACGGTGAAATTCTTCCCAAACAAAACTTTGAGGCATACGCCAAGATGCATGAGGGAATCAAAGATATTGCTTCTTTCAACGGGGATCGTTGGTCAGTGTGTATCGGGCCATCGGAAAATGGTCTCGAACAAGTTTCATTTGTTAATGGAATTTGTACGACCAAAGGTGGTACACATATTGACCATGTCGCCAATCACATTGCCAGTGGTATCATCGATGATATGGCCAAGAAAATCAAGTTGAAGCCTCAGCAAGTCAAGAACACGTTCACCATCTTCGTGAAGGCAACCCTCGAGAACCCAACATTTTCGAGTCAGGTCAAGTCTGAGTGTACCCTAAAAGCTCAAGATTTCGGCTCCAAGTTTGAACCACCTAAAAACTTTGTCAAGAATGTTTTGAAAACTGGTATTGCAGATGAACTCACCGCACTTTCGAAGTTCAAAGAGATGAAAGAACTCAAAAAGACTGATGGAGCTCGAAAGTCTAAGATCACTGGGATCCCTAAATTGGATGACGCGAACAAAGCTGGTACTGCACATTCTGGAAAGTGTACACTCATCGTGACAGAGGGTGACTCAGCCAAGACCCTAGCTGTCGCTGGTCTCTCCGTCGTGGGTAGAGATCATTATGGGGTATTTCCACTCCGTGGTAAGTGTAAAAATGTGAGGGACTCTTCGGTGGCGCAGTTGACATCTAATCAGGAGTTCAATGATCTCAAAAAGATTTTGGGACTTCAACAGGGTAAAGAGTACAAGGATGTCTCGGAGCTTCGATATGGTCGCCTAATGATCATGACTGACGCCGATAATGATGGGTCTCACATCAAGGGTCTCATTCTCAACATGATCCACTATTTCTGGCCCAGTCTCTTGAAGATGAACTTTGTCGTGAGTATGGTCACACCGATCATCAAGGCGACCAAGGGATCTGAGACTAAGTCTTTCTACACCGACTCCGCCTTTCGAACTTGGTATGGTAATGGCAAACCTGGGTGGAAAATCAAGTACTACAAGGGTTTGGGTACTTCGACGAGCGCCGAAGCCCGTGAATACTTCAAGAAGATTCAGGATCTCACTGTGAAGTTCGACATGGATGTGATGACGGACGATTCCATCGTGCTCGCCTTTGACAAGAAGAAGGCGGACGCTCGAAAGTCGTGGCTCCTCGAGAATACAGCCAAGGATGCAGATCAGTTGGAGGTTCCGTATGGCGATGTGAAGCAACTGAACATCACTGATTTTGTACACAAAGACTTGGTGAATTTCAGTCTTGCTGATCTGAAGCGCTCAATTGCTCACGTGGCCGATGGTCTCAAACCTTCTCAACGAAAGGTTATGTATTCGTGTTTCCAGAAGAATCTCAAAGATGAGATGAAGGTTGCACAGTTGGCGGCGTATGTGGCTGAAAAGAGTGCTTACCATCATGGCGAAGTTTCCCTCGCTGAAACGATTGTCAAGTTGGCCAACGATTATACGGGTTCCAACAACATTAACCTTCTCGAGCCATGTGGTCAATTCGGTACACGCCTCATGGGTGGCAAGGATGCGTCTCAGACGAGGTACATCTTTACGAAGCTCACCAAGGAGGCTCGAAAGCTCTTCGATCCCAAAGATGATGCCATTCTCAACTACTTGGATGATGATGGTCGCTCCATCGAACCCGACTTTTACATGCCAACTCTACCAATGGTTTTGGTAAACGGTACTGAAGGTATTGGTACGGGTTTCAGTTGCTACGTCCCACCATTTAACCCTGACGATATCAAAGAAAACATTAAGCGTTCTCTGGAAGGTGATTCACTCACAGCTATGAAGCCTTGGTTTCGAGGTTTCAAAGGTAAGGTTTTCAAGGATGATGCGGGACTATGGATCACCGAGGGTGTGTGGAAAGATACCGGTTCTCGTCTAAAAGTGACAGAACTTCCACCGGGAAGATGGACTCAAGATTACAAGGAATATCTCGATACTCTTGTTGATAAGAAGATGATCACAAGTTTTACGAATAACAGCACGACCGAAGATGTGGACTTTGAAATATTTGGGTATTCTGGCAAAGATCTCATCAAGGATCTCAAGTTGAGAAAGACATTTCACACGACAAACATGCACTTATTTCATCCCACAAAGGGTATTTACAAGTACACAACCCCTGAAGAGATTCTACATGACTTTGTGGAACTTCGACTTGAACACTACAAGAAGCGCAAGGCACACCTCATCGATGTACTCGAAAAGAGGGCAGAGTTGTGTGGGCATAAGTCTAAGTTTGTCTCTATGGTAATTGAAGGAAGCTTAGTGGTTTTCAAAAGGAAGAAGCAGGAACTCGAACAAGAAATGTCTAAGTACTTCCCCAAAATTGATGGAAACTGGGACTACCTTCTCAACACAAAGACTGTCGAGTATACCGATGAGCGCGTTAAAGCACTGATGGATGAAGCGAAACAAGCGAACATTGATTTGGAACGTATGATTAGGACGAGTCATATCACAATGTGGAAAATGGATATTAAAAATATGTGAGTAGTAAGTAGATATGGGTGAGGCTGCTAAAATTTCCCTGAAAGCTATTGGAAAGCAGGATACACACCTCCTTTCCAAAGACCCAGAAGATTCGGTATTTAAATATGATATAAAACAATACTCAAATTTTACAAAACTGCACAAAAGTAGAGTTGTATCTAAACCGACTACTGATACGAACTGGCCTTTTGGTCAAACGGTAAAAGTTGAATTCAATCCAAATCAAATGGGAGATCTATTAAGTGATATGTGGATTAAATTACGGATGCCGTCACTACCAACAAGTCAAAAGTCTTATGCTGACCAACTTTCAATACATCTTATCAAGAGTATTTCGATGTATGTAGATGGAATAAAATTAGAAGAACTCACAGATGACTGGAATTTTATCTATAACGAACTATACTTAAATGATACGCAACGCGACGCCAATCAATTTCTCACAAATGACGGCGCTTCCTATACATATTATGCAACAAATTCAGATGCAGGACGTACTAGACAAGTGCTCATACCTTTACATTTTTTCTTTTCTAGAAAATATGATCGTTCAGATGACAAACATTTTTTCCCAATATGTTCAATATATCGACAAAAACTGACATTTGAAATTGTATTTCATAAACAATCATTTTTTACTGATGAACCAACTAATATAACTTTACCTGAATTTGTGATTATAACAGAAGAAATTAAACTTGAGCCCGAAGAACGTTTATATTTTACATCTACACCACGATCATTTGAAGTAGATGTTGTGTACAAACATCTTCAACAATCATCCGAATTGAACAAACGTAAAATTAAAACAAACTTTTCAACTGATAAACCTGTAAAAATATTTCACTGGTTTTTTAGACTATCTGAATTAGAAGATGAAAATGACGCCAGCCTATTTAAAAAACGTTTCAATTTCACCAGTAATAGTGCAAATTTCAGGCGTGTAAATGGAAACGATTTTGAAATTGCCGAAAGATTTGACATTTATTTAAACGGTGAAGACGTTCAACATGTATCAGGAGACGCAAATCATCGTTACTTTAAATATTACACCCCGTATGAAGGTATTCTAAATACACCAATAACACATATATATACGTATAACGTTTCATTATATCCATCTAAACAAGTTCGTTCAGGAATTTTAGATTTTAGTAAAATCATTTCAGATAAAAGTTTCATACAGACTGAACTTCATAAATTTTTAGATTTGTCTAAAACATATGAAATGCATGTGTATGATATTGCGTATACTCGTCTTGAATTTCGCGATGGATATATAAATATCGTCTATTAAAAAAAACTGATTATAGATATATATGTTGTTGAGTGCGAATGGAGCTCAAGATATGTTTATATCTGGAAATCCAACACAAAGTCATTTTATAAGTTTACATAAACAACATACACCTTTTTATAGGACGACGTATCCAATAGAATCGGAAACTCCAACCGATTTTGGGTCGACCTTGTCGTTTAGAATACCTACTGACGTTGGAGAATTTATAAATCGGATTTCATTAAAAGGTGAATTAAGACAAGTAGGATTATCAAATCCAGATTATAAATCATTTATCACTAATAAGCTTATTGATTATGTTGAATTGTTTATTGGTGAACAGTCAATACAGAAATTGACTGGTGAATACATTGCTATACATCATCAATCTCATGCACGGGATATATCAACATACGAACGCTTGTATGCACATGGTTCGAATGAGGTTGGGCAAACATTTCAGCTTACAAGTACAGCGGAAGATAATCCTTTTTTTTTGGATATACCATTTTACTTTCATAATGTCAACCAATTGGCTATACCTTGTTGTGCTTTAAAAAAACATGGTATTCGAGTAGTCATCAAACTCAAAAAACCTAACGATAATACAATTGTTTCAAAAATATTTGAAACTGCATTAAACATTACGTACGTTCATGTAGGATACGAGGAAAAATCATTCATAGAAAGTTCGCCCATTTCCCATGTTATTCAACAATTGCAATTTTCAGAATTCAAAATTAAACAGGGTATTCTAAGTAAGATTTTAATGTTAAATTTCAATAATCCTGTGAGTGAATTATTTTTTGTTGCACATCGTGCATCAAATAGTTGTGATTTTATTGATATAGAAAATATTGAACTAAATTTCAATAACACGTCGGTATTTAATCGAGATAATAAATTTTTATGTTATAAACAATCATTAGATAATCACATAAGATCTCCATCCGGTAAAGATCTCGACGGTGGTGGTAAATATTGCTCGTATTCATTTTCTTTAAATCCCATATCAGGACTTCCCATGGGAAGTGTAAACACGAGTCGCATCATTCATAAATTATTGAAAATTGCCATTCCAACAAATATTAATGAAGATGTGATAGTTCGAGTATATGCTGTTAGTCACAATATACTCATGTTTTCACATGGATTAGCGGGTTTAAAATTTTAGTTTGTTATATTAGTAATGTCTACAGGGCGTATAAATTTACATACAATGGGGATGATTGGAGACGTAGATGTAAATTATGATCATTCATATTTTACAAAACTCATAAAACAGAAAACACATTTTGCAAAAGAGTACGTAAATATACAACCAGAAGGTAATAAGAGTGTTTTTGGTGGTATATATGAATTTAGTATTCCGATGAATGTGGGAGACTTGTTAAAATCCGTATGTTTAGAAATAAAAACGAGTCAACTTTCAGATGCTAATCATTACTACATTGAATCATTTGGAAATGCGTTAATTGAATATGCAGAATTGTTAATAGGAGGTACAGTTATAAATCGAATAACAACTGATTATTTACAATTATATACAGAGGCTTTTCATAGTGAAAGTAAAAAGGTTGCATTTAAAAATCTTATCAACAAATCTGAATATATTCTCGACGCTTTACCAAATGAAGGAGTTAATTCTGAACGTCAATTACAGAATGATCAGTTACATTGTATTATTGACTTACCATTTTATTTTCATAGACACCCCGAATTAGCTATACCACTTTGTGCTATTACAACCCAAGACATATCAATCCGTATCAAACTGAGAAACTATGACGAACTTATATATGAACGCACTTCCACAGCAATGTCTGGTACATATTTGTTCAACAATTTTTCTTTACCACCTACGATTACCGAAGCACCCAAAATAACTAAATGTGAGTTAATTGCGGAATTCGTGTTTCTGGATAATATAGAACGTTTAAAAATAAAATGTAATAAGACTGATTACGTGATAACTGAACTTCAAGAAGAACAATTCAAAACGTCGAATGACCAAACAAATTTAGTGAATTGTAAATTACATTTTTCAAATCCCGTAAAAGAGCTATATTTTTTTATTCAAAGAGACCGAGAAGAACATAAAAACATTAATATATTCACAAGTCCTATAAATTATGAACCGTTGTCATATTATAATGTAGGAGAATTGATTGAAGATGGTGAAGATATAGAAGTTACGGCTGATCAGCTCAAATATCTAACATTAAAACTTGACGGACTTTCTATAATCGATGAAAATGTGGGTACGCCTCAATTTATGAGAACATCACAATTTATGAGACATCACTCAAACGCACCATTAATATATAGAATATATATGTACAGTTTCGCACTTGACCCGGAAGTTTGGTATCCAACTGGGCAGGTGAATTTTAGTTTAATAGAAGAACAATTAATGACATTTGAATTATTTTCATCATGGTTTCAAGCGGGGAGTTATAGTCATCGATACTCTAACCGACATATTCGCGTTTACGCGAAGAGTTACAACGTTCTTCGAGTAGAGAATGGTACAGCTAGAAAGTTGTTTTAATTTTTCGATGATACTGAATAAAATGGATATTAAAAATATGTGAGCAGTAAGTAGATATGGGTGAGGCTGCTAAAATTTCTCTCAAAGCTATTGGAAAGCAGGATACACACCTCCTTTCCAAAGACCCGGAAGATTCGTTATTTAATTATAATCCAAAACAACATTCGAATTTTGTAAAATATTACAAAGTGCGAAATATATCTGAAAAAGATGTGCCAAATTGGCCCTTTGGGAAGACTATAAAAGTACAATACAATCCCCAAAATATGGGTGACTTTCTTAGTAATATATGGATTAAATTGAAATTACCAAAAACAACTGATGAAAGTAAGTGGTATTGTTCTCAGATTGGTCGTCATATTATAAAAAAAATAACAATGTATGTTGACGAAGTAGTGATAGAAGAGATTGATGACGTGTGGTGTGTAATAAATGACTTGGTGTTTTCAGATGAGAGTGAACGAAGTGGTAATAATTTTCTTTTAAATCAAAATCATAGTGATTACGATCCTAGTATACAAAGACTTAAACTAGCATCCACTTTCAGTGAGATGGATATACAATATCCAATACCATTCTTTTTTTGTGGAAAACATAGTATTAGAGATTACAAAGAAAACGAATCAAAACGTGCATATTTCCCAGTTTGTGGCATTCATAAACAAAAAATACATTTTGAAATTACATTTCACGAACAAACATTTTTTACAAACATAACAGACACTATTGTTTTGGATAGTTTTGACATTATAACAGAAGAAATTAAAGTATCAGAAAGTGAACGTAATTTTATAACTTCAGAAAATTATATTGTGACTGTACAAAAAACATTAAAACATCCCGAAGAAGTGAGTGACATAAACAACAATAAAATCTATATAAACTTAGTTCCGAGTATACCTGTGTCATCTTTTCATTGGGTATTACGAGATACAAAATTTGAAGATGAATTCGATGCATATGGTTCTTATTCACCCTCCGAGGACATCGAGTTAGCATTTATGAATAGATTTAATTTTACTAGGAGATGGTATCGTGAATCTGCATATTATAGCTGGAATGGTTATCAAAGATATATAAGAGATGGAATGGATATATTACAAAAAGCTAAATTTTATTTAAATGGTCAACAATTACCCAGAATAATATCTAATGATAGTACATTTTTCAAAACCTATATACCGAATAGACATCTCATAAATTATAAATCACTTCTTTCGTGTATGTACATGTACTCATTTGGATTATACCCAAAGAGTTCGAATCCAACGGGCACGTTAGATTTTTCAGGGTTAAATTCAGAAAAGACAATACTGGAAATAGAAATAGCACCAGAACTAGCTGCTAACAGTCAATATAGAGTTTTATTATATTACAAGGGATACGAAACGTATATGATAAAAGATGGTTTTATTTCAAAACGATATTAAAAAAAACATAACATAAAAGTAGATGAGTGGGTTGATACATTTAAACTCATCGGGTCACATTAACAAATGGATTACAGGGAAACCGGATTTTTCATATTATCTGTCCATGTTTAAAAGATATACAGATTTTTCATTCGAGTTGATCGAAAAGCCATTTTCAGGTTTAAAATCTTTTGGTAGTATAATTACATGTGATATACCTACTGATGAAGGAGATTTAGTTACTAACATCACTCTTTCAGTGGAACTTACATCT